AACGCGAACTAAAAAACTTGGCTATTAAATATGGACGAGTACCTTAGAGATCCTGCGTCGGCCGCATTAATAGCCTCTGGATTAACCGCACTATACATACACGGCAAAGCTCGTCTTAATGATGAGGGAACGCTTTCGACAAGTGCGTATGCAAAACCTGCTGCATTGGTGGGTATATTAGTATATTTTATCATATTAAATGGTCTCGGTAAACGTGAAACTATCTCAACCGAACCATTCTGACTAACTTAAAGATTTATCTCATGTATTGTATATAATGACTTCCGTTACTGCCTTCAACGACATGATGGGACAATTTCTTACGGAATTGCATTCGGCCTTTCCAGAAGAAAAGGGATTAAAAAAATACATGGCTGCATTCGAACTCATGCGCGGTGCGAATGGGAGGATGATCGTAGAGGGATTTATGGCGAACATCTCGCCTCATGTAGAGAAGATTAATGCGAGGGATGAGACGTTCTTTCTCGAACAGGCTGGTACGATTGATTTCCTGAAGGATATCAACCTGGCGCAGTGCTGGCCAAAGGCATCCGAAGGTACACGCGGTGCGATCTGGCAGTACATCCAGACGCTTTACATGCTCGGAACGACTATCACCGCCATTCCACCAGAGACGCTCAGTATGATCGAGACGGTAGCCAAGCAGTGCGCTGATAAGATGCAGGATGAAGATGGTGAAATGAATATTGATGAGGCTCAGCTCATGAAATCCATGCAGGGGCTTCTCGGTGGTATGATGAAAAAATAAACCTGTATAATATAAATGGTATCGCTATTCGATGATCCAAAACAAATTGTCAGAGCTGATAAGGTAATTGAATTCTGGCCAACTAGAGTTCATACATCAGCGGAACGAGTGAATGCTACAGCTCGTTTCATTATTTACGCGACGTGTATTTTATACCTTATCAGGCGTGACGTACGTGTTTTCATTTTGGGTTCTACATGTCTAGGTGTGTTGTACGTTATGGAGATGAACAACATGATAAAGGAAGGTACGGCGCGGCCGTTAGCTATGAAGGAAGGATATGAGACTGCATGCCAATTACCCACATACGATAATCCAATGGCGAACGTGTTGATGTCAGATTATGACGGTCGTCCGGATCGCCCATCGGCGTGTGATTATAACACGGTGCGAGGTGATGTTAATCAGATGTTATCTGGTACTATTCCATACGGTCCCCAGAAATCTCGGTCCCCTGTGCCTGAATTTCAGCGAAACGCTTACGCCCGCCAATTCGTTTCAGGGCCCGTGACATCTATTCCCGGTGACCAAACCGCGTTTGCGGAATGGTTATATGGCGAAAAGAATGGTTCGATTTGTAGGAGTGATAGCCGTTCATGTGACCCTAATGCGCGGGGTGTGCAATTGGAAGCGTTCGGGGGATTAGATTCCAGTGGAGATATGAGGAGCGGTATGTTTGGCGGTGGAAATGGTCCAGCTTAGATAGATAAATATTCTCATGTAATAGTAAATGGCGTACCAACTCCAACCCGGTATGAATTTGGTTGAAACTCCCACTCGACCCCCCGTATGCGCGACTGAGGAGGTATTCGTTTATCCCCAGCCCAGCACTCTTAATTACAGTTCGGGTCGCCCTAACACAATGTTGTATGGGACATCTCCTTATATGGCTGGTAAGGGTTCGCCAGCTCAGTATATCGAGACAAGCGATCAACTGCGACCCCAATCCACCAGTCAGTTTAACAAGATCCTGGCTAAAACATACGAACAAAACCTATTCCCTCTTCAAGATATGAAGTGTAAGCTTCCACTTCGTGCGATGTCATACGAACCTGAGAGCACGCGCGCGGATACACAAAATCATATGTTTATGAAGAGATATCCCACTCAATAAAAATATTTATAACAAATAAGAATGGCAGACCCTATCTCAATTATAGCTATTGCCGGATTAGCCTACATGGGTAAAAAATTAAGCGACCCTAAACCAGAAATGTACCAACCTGAATCTAAACCTTCAGAACGTCCTATTCTAATTCAGGAAGAGGTGCCCGATATAGCCGCACCGGGACCAATTGGTCTCGACAATCTCCCACCACAGAAGATCGAACGGGAAAACTTCGGTGATATCGCGCCACAGACACGCACTTCTGGTACTGAAGTACTTGATATGCGTAACCGTATGTTTGATAATGGTCGCATGAATAACATGTCTCCTATCGAAAAGCAGCTCATAGGTCCTGGTATCGCCGTCGGTCCCGAAGTACCTGCCGCTGGTGGTTTTCAGCAGCTCGTGCGTGTCAACCCCGAGAATGTAGGCGCCCACCGTCTTACGACTTTACCCGGTCGGAGTGGGCCAGCACACGACGTATTCGGTGGACGTCGTGGGAAGATGGGTGATATCGCTCACAACCGACCAGAAAAGACTGCATTCTTACCTGAACGCAGACCCGTCGCCGGTGGTAGGTCTCAGGGTTTTGATGGTCACGTTGTTCGGGGTGAACATGTAAACGGTAAGCGCTTAACGAATAGGTCGCAGACCGGTTCGCGTGATGACGGTCTCGGGTTTTCGGGTGCTAAAAGTGTCGTAGCTGGTATGAAGATGGCTCAGGATCCTACGCGGAATAAGAAGGATGGTAATGTTGAACAATACAGGTACAATAACCAGATTGCTCCAGGTGTTTCTACATTTTCTCATGGATACCTCGCGTCTCCAGGTGTGCAGATAGGTGAGGCGCGAACGTACGGTACCACACACACGGTTGAAGAATTAAATCGTTATGGCTTCCGCCCCGATGATCGCCGTGGTAAGGCGAATCGTATGGGTAACGCAGGTCGTATGAACGTTCGCGCGGGTGCCCTAAACCAGGGTGGTATGCCAACCGTTGTACGTGCAGACACGACGCGAGTAGATGGTCGTTATGGACCTATGAGTGGTGGTTGGACACAGCAATACAATAACAATAAGTACTACAAATTCAATGCTTACAAGGGTAATTCCAATCCTTATGCGACGAATGAGAGTTTAGGCGTTGCGAAGAGACAGCTTCAGAACAACCCAGTCGCTCAGCACATGATGTAAATAAATAGTCGAGTAACAACACCCATTAAAATATTATCCATATATTTTAATGAGCGTATACACGTTAGATATAGATAGTGGTGAACGCGACCCTACTGTATACCCAAATCCTGGTGATTATGTGATAGAACTTAAAAACCCTATTTACGATGTTAATAAAATTTCCATCGCATCTGCTCGAATTCACGCGAGTCAATTACTGATCAATGATCGTAACAAAACGTTTGATTTTGTCGTTCATACTACACCAGAAACAGTGGTACCTGTTACGTTAGCACCTGGCAATTATAACGGAAAAACGTTAGCGACTGAATTACAAACGAAGGTTAATGATGCACTAGGTGGTGCGTACGTGAATTCTCCTATATCATTTACGTATAACAAGGATAAGAATGAAATATCTATAGAGTCTCTATCATCGGCTGCTGCAGGTAGTGAATTTTCGTTTAAGTTTTATGACGGTACGAATGGGTATACACCCGCCACGGGTGGGTATACAACCCCGCATGATATTATCGGGTTGCCACCCGATAACGCGAGATCAAATACATCAGCTACAGGAGGGGTTTCCGGTCTTTTGATTACGGGTAGTATTAATTTACAGGGACCCGACGCTCTTATCATAAAAATCAGTAGTGGTGCAGAGGAATTAAATAAGACGATCTATTCGGATACACCCTTTTACACTGGTCGTATATTGATGTGCGGTGATGTCATTAATTACTCTGGACAGGATGACGTTGTCGAACATAATTTCGATACTGGTTCACAAAACATAACAAAGTTACGTATACAGTTCTTTTACAGTAGTAATAACAGGTTAATTCCATATGATTTTAGGAATGCCAATCATATTTTAAAGCTAAATGTAACGTGTACGACGGATAAGTTAAAAACCATTCCGAACGTGAAAAAGGATTTTTCGCTTCCCACACCTATGCGCATACCGGAGTTTGAGGATCCGAATAGGTGGAACGCGTTTATCTATATATTTATGATAGTCGTGACAGGTGTATTTTTCTTAATATTCACGAGACCACGAAGATTTAGCGAGTGACAGCGTATGCGGGAGCCACGGGCTTCTTGACACGCTTCGAGAGACGGGAGATCACCATGTACACGATCACGGAGAGGAGGGTGGTGAAAAGCGCCGTGAGGGCGTAGTTCATACCACCGTTCTTCTGAACCTTGACGACCTGGTGGATGGACCACCTGACAAGATCCATCCACGACAGGGCAGCGGCGAAGGAGAACCCAGCAACGACAGAGTTAAGGGATTGTGTTTCGAGCTCACGGGAGATCGCGATGAGTGTATCGGTAGCGACTTCGGCGGACATTTTTATAATATATAGAGATTTTATTCTGGTAACAACTCTTCGATAAATAAGATTTTCTTGTATTTATCAGTACTATACCCCCTGACAACGCCATCCTCCTGATCATCATCTCCATCAGTTTCGTCATCACACTCAAATTCTTTGTATTCAGAATCTGTCCACCCTTCCAAGTCAGGGCATGTTTCCATTACTATCAATTGCATTTTTTATCATTGTTTCTGACGGATTGGTCGGATTCCACCCATCCCATGCGTCATATGCATCGTTTATCTTCAAGAACGTTTCATCTTCACCTGAGTATGGTTCGAATAAACTTTCATCCACTTCCTCGTCAATCTCCATATCACTTTCACTAGAGCTCACATCGTCGTAAATTTCGGGGAAGTATGTCCCAATTTGCTCACCTACTGTGTGCATGGCGCAGTATTTCATACAATATTCCATGTCTTTTGCCATGATTGTGTCGCGACCACACGCCCTGGCGTAATGTCCTGAAAGCACTACCGCACTTTCCAATACAGGTGTAATAATCTCAATCGCCGATTGAGCCATTTGGGAAGACAAGTCGTCCAATTCCATCTTGTATTCTTAGTATATTGTTACTGAGTGCGTAAACTCTAAGTTCTCTTTCATTAAGTATGTTATTGTTCAAAGTCATCCTTACATTTTGGTCTTTGATCATACTGAAATTTTTCTGACCGGTCGGATACCAACGTTCAGGTTCGAGTGCGAAACTATACGAGTAAAACCTTCTGAACAATTGTGTTCTCGAGTGATGAATGCCACTCTGTACGGCACGCATATTTACGACATTCCCTGTGATTTTGTCGAGGATGACTTCGTTATCGAGTGTCATTTCTAAGCTTATAAGATTTTCATAATTCGTATACCGTACATCAGGCTCCCCTGGAGGAGGGTATATTTGATCAGGGTGATCGTAGTCGAATGGATGAAATGATCTAGAGGGTGTACTCTTTCTCGCTATGACGAAATAGAGTTCCTTGACCGGATTTGTAAAACTAAGACGAAAGTTTTCTTCATCACGCCCCTCTGCAGTTGACACTGGAATTTGGAACGTGTTCCGCTGCAGAGGGGGAAATCT